ACGAGCACAAAGACAAGAAGGGTGAGAAGACTGGCATCGCGCTCCCATACGTGGTGACTGTTGAAAAGGCCACGCAGAAGATATTGGCCATCCGCCGTAATTGGTACGAAGGCGATGCGTTGCACATGAAGCGTCAGCACTTTGTTCACTATCAATACATCCCCGGCTTTGGCTTCTATGGCTATGGTCTGATTCACTTGATCGGTGGTTACGCCAAGTCAGCTACGATGCTCATTCGTCAGTTGGTGGACGCTGGTACGTTGTCTAACTTGCCCGGTGGTCTGAAGTCACGTGGCTTGCGAATCAAGGGCGACGATACGCCGATCGCACCGGGTGAGTTCCGTGATGTGGACGTGCCATCTGGCTCCATCCGCGACAACATCTTGCCTCTGCCATACAAAGAGCCAAGCCAAGTTCTCTACACACTGTTCCAAAACATTGTGCAGGAGGGCCGTCAGTTTGCATCCGCTGGTGATATGAAAGTTAGCGACATGAGTGCGCAAGCACCCGTGGGTACAACACTGGCTATTCTTGAGCGTACGTTGAAGGTGATGGGCGCAGTGCAAGCACGTATGCACTACTCGATGCGTCAAGAGTTCAAGTTACTCAAGGCCATCATCGCTGACTACACACCAGAAGACTACGACTACGAGCCGATTGAAGGTTCACGTCGCGCTAAGAAATCTGACTACGACACAGTTGCTGTAATTCCTGTGAGCGATCCAAACGCTGCAACGATGGCGCAGAAGATTGTTCAGTATCAAGCAGCACTTCAGTTAGCACAGACAGCTCCACAGTTGTATGATTTGCCACTCTTGCATCGTCAGATGATTGAGGTGTTGGGCATCAAGAACGCAGCTAAGTTGGTGCCAATCGAAGACGATCAAACGCCTACAGACCCAGTACAAGAAAATCAAAACTGCTTGACTGGCAAACCTATGAAGGCGTTCATTGAGCAGGACCACCAAGCTCACATTGCAGTCCACACTTCAATGTTGCAGAACCCCAAGATCATGGGTCTTGTCCAGCAGACTCCACAAGGTCAAGCAATCATGGCGGCTATGCAGGCTCACATCAACGAGCACTTGGCGTTTGCTTATCGCAAAGAAGTCGAGCAGACTGTTGGCCTCCTGTTACCCACAGAGGAGCAAGAGAAGAACATGGCACCAGAAGTTGCAGCGCAAGTTGCACAGTTGGCAGCACAAGCGTCTACTCGCATGACTCAACAAGCTCAGGCAATGGCGGCTCAGCAGCAAGCACAACAGCAGGCTCAAGACCCCATCATTCAGATGCAGCAGCAAGAGTTGCAAATCAAGATGCAGGAGCTCCAGCTTAAAGCACAGAAGCAACAGATTGACGCCGCTACTAAGGCAGATCAGCTTGAGATTGAGATAGCCCGTATCGCGGCGCAAAAAGAAATCGCGGCTATGCAGGTTGGTGCGACCGCTGCCGCTGCAAAAGACAAACTTCAGAAGCAGCAAATGCTCGAAGGAACCAGACTTGGCGTTGACATTGCTAAGCACCGTGCTCAGATGGCAGTTCAGTCTGCACAAAGAGCTTCCCAGAAACCTAAGAAGGAGAAAGATTGAACGACTACAAACTTTTGGCGCACGTCGTCAAAGAAATTGGCAAACTAAAACAAGAGCGAGAAGCCTATGTTGCAGCGGGTAGAGCTGACCACATAGAAGAGTATCGCAGTGTCTGCGGGGTAATCCGAGGTCTCAACCTAGCAGAAACCATCATTAATGAGCTCGTGCAAAAAATGGAGAAATCTGATGACTGAATTTGACGTCGCTGCCGTGGACTTGTCTGGCATTCTTAATAAGTCAGCCGAAGACAAAGCTAAGCAGTTGCCTGACCCGAAAACATTTCACATCTTGTGTGTGGTTCCGGAAGCTATGCAAGAGTATGCCGACAGTGAAGTGGGCATCATTAAATCCAGCCAGTCGATGCACTATGAAGAAGTGCTGACACCCGTGCTGTTTGTCGTCAAGCTTGGGCCTGACTGCTACAAAGACACCACTCGGTTCCCTAGCGGCCCGAGTTGCAAGGAGGGTGATTTCATCATCGTCCGACCAAATTCAGGCACCCGCCTGAAGATCCATGGCCGTGAATTCCGCATCCTCAATGATGATTCGGTTGAAGCAGTTGTGGAAGACCCCCGTGGAATCACACGTGCATCATAAGGAGCTAACGCATGGCACAAGCAGAGTTTAAGGGAGAAGACTTTGAATTTCCTGATGAAAAGGAAGCTAAGGGTAAACCCGTAGATACAGAGGCAGAAGACGACGGTTTTGATATTGAAATCGAAGACGACACGCCTAAAAAAGATCGTGGCCGCAAGCCCGACGACACACCACCTGAAGACCCAACTGAAGATGAACTCGCCACCTACGACGAGAAAGTCCAGTCGCGTCTGAAGAAATTTACACGTGGCTACCATGATGAGCGCCGTGCTAAAGAAGAAGCACTGCGTGAACGTGAGGCTGCTGAAAAGCTGGCCAAGCAATTGTGGGAGCAAAACCGCAGGCTACAAGAACAAGTTGAGCTTGGGTCAAGAGCGTACATCGAGCAGTCAAAGAGTTCCGCTGAAATGGAATTTGAGAACGCTAAGAAGAAGTACAAAGAGGCTTATGAGTCCGGAGATTCTGATGCTGTTGTGGAAGCACAGGCAGAAGTTTCACGGGCAACACTGAATTTAGACAAAGTTCAGAACATGAGGCCTTTACAATCTGAAGAAAAAGATGTACAAATACAACAACGTAGTACAAACCAGCCGCCTGTATCACAACGCGATCAACGTTGGATGCAGAGAAACACATGGTTTGGTACCGATCCTGAAATGACAGCTTCCGCCCTCGGGTTGCATCAAAAGCTGGCTAAGGAACACGGTGCTAACTTTGTGGGGTCTGATGACTACTACAAACGAGTAGATGCTACTATGCGTCGAAGATTTCCTGAGTATTTTGAAGATGCTCAGAGCGATGAAGAGGATACAACTTCGAAAAAGGTATCAGAACCGGCTTACGAGGACGAACCTCCGCGCCGTGCAACTAAACCCGCTAATGTGGTGGCACCCGCCTCCCGTAGCACTCCGCCTAATCGTATTAGGCTGAAGCAATCCGAAGCAGCGATCGCTCGCCGTCTTGGGGTTCCTTTGGAAGAATACGCTAAACAGGTTGCTCAACTAAAAAGAGGTGAATAATGGATCAAGTTTTATCGTCTGGAAAGACACAAAATCGTACTGCTCGTGAAGCGGACACTCGTCAAGTGATGCAACGCCCTGAAGCGTGGCGTCCTCCCGAAGTCCTGCCGAGTCCTGACCCACGTCCGGGCTGGGCACATCGCTGGGTGCGCACAAGCACTATGGGCACTGCCGATCCAAGTAACATTTCTTCTAAGTTACGTGAAGGATATGAACCCTGCAAAGCAGAAGAATATCCCGAACTCATGATGCACGCTACCACGGAAGGTCGCTTTAAAGGCAACATTGAAGTGGGCGGTCTGTTGCTCTGCCGTATCCCTGACGAGTTCTTGAAACAACGTATGGAGTACTACTCCAAACAAAACAAAGCTCAGATGGATTCAGTGGACAACAATTTCCTTCGTGAAAGCGATCCTCGGATGCCCCTTTTCTCAGAAAAGAAAACCAAGGTCACTTTCGGTTCTGGTTCATAAATTAGGAGTCTTTTATGGCTTATCCAACGGTAAACGCCCCTTACGGGCTCAAGCCGATCAATCTGTACGGTGGTACGCCCTTCGCAGGCGCAACTCGCCAGTACCGCATTGCTTCGGCATACGACACCAGCATTTTTTACGGCGACCCCGTAGAGATTGTTGATTCAGGCACGATCATTAAGTCTGCCATTACAACTGCCCGTGCAACTGTGACTACGTCACAGATCATTGGCGTTTTCTTGGGCTGCTCTTACGTTAACGCGCAAGGTCAGACCATTTTTGCTCAGTACTTCCCTGCTAACACTGCAGCGCCTACTGGTACAGTCATTACTGCTTACGTATGTAATGACCCCAATACGCTGTTCAAGGCTGTGATCGCTACTGGCGCTACAGCTAACGATGTTACTTCTGGCTTGTTGCCTTCCTCTACTACGCAATATACCGTTATTGGTACTAACGTAGCATTGGTGCAGAACTCTGGTTTGACTACAACTGGCGATAGCCGCGTTGCAGTTGCCTCTTCTGCTACTACAGGTACATTGCCTATGAACGTTGTTGACGTAGTTCCCGAGACATCTTATGTCAACGGTTCCGGCAACATCGTTTTCCCCGAGCTCATCGTTCGTTGGAACTTTGAGATTCATACAACCACTATCGCTTCTGGCGTTTAATCAAGGAGCTAAAACATGGCTATTTCACGCGCACAACTGCTGAAAGAGTTGCTCCCCGGTCTGAACGCTTTGTTCGGTATGGAGTATGCTCGCTACGGCGAAGAGCACAAAGAGATCTACGAAACAGAGACCTCTGAGCGTTCATTTGAAGAAGAGACCAAGCTTTCTGGCTTCTCAGCCGCACCGGTCAAAAACGAGGGTTCTGCCATCGCTTATGACCAAGCACAAGAAGCATGGTCAACTCGCTATACACACGAAACCATTGCCTTGGGTTTCTCAATCACTGAAGAAGCGATTGAAGATAACTTGTACGACAGCTTGTCTGCTCGTTACACCAAGTCTTTGGCTCGTGCCATGGCTTACACCAAGCAAGTTAAGGCTGCTGCAGTCTTGAACAACGGCTTCTCATCTAGCTACCCCGGTGGCGACGGTGTGTCTTTGTTTAACTACTCACACCCCTTGATTTCTGGTGGCACTAACAGCAACACACCTTCTACACAAGTAGACTTGAACGAGACTTCTTTGGAAGCCGCCGTTATTCAAATCGCTGCTTGGACAGATGAGCGTGGTTTGCTGATCGCTGCTAAGCCTAAGAAATTGGTTGTTCCTCCAGCTTTGATGTTCACGGCTAAACGCCTGTTGGACACTGAGTTGCGTGTTGCTACCGCTGATAACGACATCAACGCGATTAAGCAGATGGGCGCTATCCCCGAAGGCTACACTGTCAACCACTTCTTGACAGACACAAACGCTTGGTTCTTGACAACTGACGTGCCTAACGGTCTGAAGCACTTCGTTCGTACACCGCTGCAAAACAGCATGGACGGCGACTTCGACACAGGTAACGTTCGTTACAAGGCCCGTGAGCGTTATAGCTTCGGCTGGTCTGATCCCCTCGGTATGTGGGGTTCTTCAGGTTCTACCTGATAAAAGTGAAGAGGGGGCCTTGTGCCCCCTTTTCTTTTGATGTATATTGCAATCATTCCGGGGTTATCCGGTGCATTAGACAGTCCCGGCTGACGACATACAGACTAATGCACTCCACTTGTATGTAAGGACATATCATGGCATCGACCACCTTCTCCGGCCCAGTAACATCTACTAATGGCTTTATTGGCAACTTAGTTGGCAGTGTTACCGGTACCGTTACAACCACTACTTTGGCAGCCGCAAGCACATTGACCGCTGCTCAATCTGGCACAACACTCGTTTTAAGCGCAGCTACTGAGTTTGCTACCACTTTGCCCGCACCCGCTGCCGGTTTGGTGTATACATTCATCGTTGGCGCAGCTCCTTCTGGCGCAAGCTACACAATCGTTACCGCTTCTAGCGCAAACATCATCAAAGGTCAGGCTTACCCAGCTTCTGGCGCTGCTGGCGATACCGGCACTGCTGATGACACCATCACTTTCGTAGACGGCCAAGCCGTTGCAGGTGACATGGTTACTGTGTTTAGCGATGGCACTTCTTGGTTTGCCAAGGCCTTCTGCGCTGTTGCTGCTGGCGTTACATTCACACAAGCGTCTTAATTAATCTTAGGGGCTTCGGCCCCGTTTTAAAAGGAGATTGATATGACGATGCAATATGACGTAAAGTCGCAACACGCGGCTGTGTCTGGTTTGATGGTTCCGTACCGGACTCGTTTGAAAGGGGCGGTAATATTCCCCTTTAGCTCTGCTACGGGTTATAGCGTGTTTGTGAACGATGTTTCTATTTCAGGCACGTACGCACGCAGCACAACGACTGCTACTATTACCTCTGCAAATCACGGTTTGACAACGGGGCAGTGGGTTTATTTGGATTGGGATTTGGCTGACAATCCCTACCAAGTTACAGTAACCGGAACAAATACGTTCACGGTTACTGTGGCCAACTCCGGGGGTACAAGTGGTAACGTGACCATTTGGGATCAGGTGCTTCTCCAAGCGGATGCCTCTAACGCAACAGCGTTTAATTTAGTTATTCCCGGAGAAGGTATTCTAGTTAAAGACGGAATTAGAACTTTTCTTGCAGCCGACGTGCACTGCACGGTGTTTTATGGCTAAGTCACCAGCATGGCAGAGAAAAGAGGGCAAGAACCCAAAGGGTGGCTTGAATGCCAAGGGTCGCGCCTCCGCGAAAAAGCAAGGCATGAACTTGAAACCTCCCCAGCCGGAAGGCGGCTCACGCCGAGACTCTTTTTGCGCAAGGATGACTGGCATGAAGAAGAAGTTGACGAGCGAGAAGACGGCCAAAGACCCGAACTCACGCATCAATAAGTCTTTGAGAGCTTGGAATTGCTAACATGGAACTGATGGTCTGGAATGTCATTCTCTCCTTTGCATCAGGCTTACTGATGCTCTGGGTAAAGATGTCTCACGATGAGGTGAAGCGCCTGAGTATTCTCTTGAGCAAGACACGTGAAGAGAACGCAGAGAAGTTTGTGACCAAGAATGACATGCATGCGGACATCAACCGCGTATTGGCTCGTCTTGACCGCCTTGAAAGCAAGATAGACGACTTTATGAAGGAGCAAAGAAGTGCCCTCGGTTAGCGCAAAACAAAAGCGGTTTATGGATGCCGCTGCACACAACCCGAAGTTCGCAAAAGCTGCGGGTGTACCAGTATCGGTTGCTAAAGAATTTAGTGACACGAGCAAAGGGATGAAGTTTGGTAAAGGGGCTTCTAAGTCTCGCGCTGATCTTCAAAAAGTTAACAAACCTGAGACACTTCATGGCAAGATGTCACTTATGAAAGAAGGCGGTAATATTATGGCTACAAAGAAAATGGCAAAAGGCGGTAGCGCCGGTAACGGTATCACTACAGCAAAAATGGGCGCAGTGCGCACAGCGGCTCCTAGCCGTGACGGTTTGGCCGCTAAAGGCAAGACCAAAGGCACTATGGTCAAGATGTCCGGTTCCAAGCCTTTGGGCATGAAAAAGGGCGGTAAGACCATGGCTTACGGCGGTAAGTGCTAATTTAAGGAGCGCATCATGGGTGCAAGTTCAACTGCCGCAGGCATGAAAAAATACAAGCCTAGGCGCGAGCCCGGGTCTTTGAATGACATGGTCTATTCGGAGTCTAAGAAGGCCGCTATGGACGAAGCCCAAGCCGCTAAGGACACCGCCGCTGCTACTGCTGCTTACGACAAAGCTGTGGGTAAGAAAAAAGGTGGTTATGTCAAAGCTGCTGATGGCTGTGCTACCAAAGGTAAAACTCGCGGCACGATGGTGTAATCATGGGGCGTCTCAATAAACCAGCACGCGAAGGGTATACGTACCGTTCTCCCGGGCAGACAAACGCAAGGGACATAACGCCTAACCTGCGTGAAGACGTAATGGCTTCGCAAGATGCTGATAACGATCGTATTAGACGCGGTATGGATACTTCTAGAACTAGACCGCAAAACCGGTCGCAGGTTCAAAACGCTGCAGGTAGAGCTATTATGCGCACTGCTGGCCGTGCGGGGCTTGCTGGTCTTGCTGCTGAAGCTGGATACGCTGTTGGTAAAAAACTTGATGAAGAGACTGGCGTCGGTAAAAAGCTGGTTGAGAAGTCTGGTCTTGGCAAAGTTGTTGATAAAGCAACTAGCCGACGCGATAAGGTTGAGTTGTCTAAGGATGCTAAAGAGCGTCTGCAAGACGAAGAAATCGCCCAGATGCGCAGAGACACCGAGTCTGAAGAGAAAGCTCGTCGAGAGTATTCTGGCCGCCGTGCAGATGGCTCCCGCTTGCCAGATGAAGAATCTTACAAAGGTGACAACTACAAGCGTGGCGGTAAAGTCAAGAAGATGGCTTCCGGTGGTATGACTGCTTCTAAACGCGCAGATGGTATTGCTACTAAAGGCAAGACCAAATGCAAAATGTATTGAGGTGAAATCATGATGGCATCCCGTGGTATGGGCGCAATTAACCCAAGCAAAATGCCAAATGCGAAACGTAAGGCTCGCAGGGATGACACTGACTTCACTGAGTACGCATCTGGTGGTAAAGTAAACGCTGCTGGCAATTACACAAAACCCGGTCTGCGCAAGCGGATTGTGTCGCAAGTAAAAGCCGCAGCAACGCATGGCACCGGTGCAGGTCAATGGTCTGCACGCAAGGCACAGCTTGTTGCTAAGAAGTACAAGGCGGCTGGCGGAGGTTATCGAGATTGAAAGCCCCACAGCAATCCCTCAAAGACTGGGGTGACCAGAAATGGAGAACCAAAAGTGGTAAACCGTCTAGCAAAACTGGCGAACGATACCTTCCAAGCGCTGCGATCAAGGCTCTCAGCCCTGCGGAGTACGCTGCGACTACCAAAGCAAAACGAGCAGGCAAAAAAGCCGGAAAACAATTCGTAGCGCAACCTAAAGCAATCGCAAAGAAAACAGCAGGGTTTAGATAATGGCAATTACTTCTGGCGCATCAAGCTTTAATCTCCAACTCGATGATTTGGTCGAGGAGGCGTTTGAACGCGCCGGTGGTGAACTGCGTACTGGTTATGACCTGCGTACTGCCCGTCGTAGCCTGAACATTATGTTTGCAGATTGGGCCAATCGCGGTATCAATATGTGGACGATTGAGCAGGGTGAAATCACTCTGGTTCAAGGCCAAAATACCTACGCTCTCCCAGACGATACAGTTGATCTGATTGAGCAAGTTATCCGCACGGGTAACAACGTTGCGTCTACGCAAGCCGACCTAACAATCACGCGTATTAGTGTTTCTACCTACGCCACGATCCCCAACAAGATTCAACAAGCCAGACCAATTCAGGTTTGGGTTCAGCGGTTTAACGGGCAGAACTCGCCTATCTCCGCCACACTTACAACGACAATCACGTCCACAAGTACAGAGATTGTGCTGAACGACGTGACAGGTTTGCCAGCCGCTGGGTTTATTAAGATTGATGACGAGATCATCAACTACGGCTACATCACACAGAATACAAACGCTACCTCTGGCACGCTGTACAACTGCTTCCGTGGCCAACAAAACACAATCGCTGTACCCCATATAGCTACGGCCACCGTGTATTGGGCGCAGGTTCCAGCCGTTACGGTTTGGCCGACTCCAGATTCAGCTCAACAATATACGTTCGTTTACTGGCGTCTACGCCGCACGCAGGATGCGGGTGGTGGTGTTAACGTCATGGACGTGCCGTTCAGATTCATTCCTTGTTTGGCCGCTGGCCTGTCGTACTACTTGGCGTTGAAAATCGCCGGGGGCGCTGATCGCTTACCTATATTGAAGCAACAGTACGACGAGGCTTGGGAGCTGGCGGCAACAGAAGATAGAGAGAAGGCCGCAGTGCGGTTTGTACCTCGTCAACAGTTTATTGGGGGTACCTGATGGGTAATCGGTTTGCTTCCGGCAAATGGGCTATTGCGCAGTGCGACCGTTGCGATCAACGGTTCAAGTTAAAAGTATTGCGCAAAGAAATTATCAAGACCAAGAACTACGACTTGTTGGTTTGCCCAGAGTGCTGGGATCCCGATCAGCCACAGTTGCAACTGGGTATGTATCCGGTTGATGACCCACAGGGTTTGAGGAATCCTCGCCCTGACCGAAGCTATTATCAATCTGGTCTTAGCGGACTGCAGATTGCAAACACCAACAGCACGGCGGTTAATGCTGATGGTTTTCCGGAAGCCGGTAGTCGTGTTTTTCAATGGGGTTGGAACCCTGTTGGTGGGGCAAGAGGCCCTGCTGATGGATTAACACCAAACTACTTGGTTTTATACGCAGAAGTTGGTACAGTAACGATACAGATAGGAGCCTAAAATGGACGCTAAAACAGCAGTGCGCAAGCACGAGAAAAACATGCACCCCGGCAAAGCACCAACCAAGTTGCGTGCTGGTGGTAAGACTAACAGCGATATGCTGAAGATGGGTCGCAACTTGGCTAAAGTAGCCAACCAAATGAACCCCGGTCGTCGCTCTGGTCGTGGAGGCTAATCATGGCCACATACAAAGTACCTAAGAAAGTACCTACAGTTGTTGTCGGTGAGATGCCTGTTAAAGAGGCGTTGAAGGCCAATACTTCTGTAGCTAACGAGCGTAGCAATCCTTACAAGCCCACCAAAACCAGCGGCATCAAAATCCGTGGCACAGGTGCAGCTACTAAAGGCTTGATGGCACGAGGCCCGATGGCATGAACTACACGCAACTCAGCGCTGCTATCCAAGCATATACGGAGAACACGGAAGACAATTTCGTGGCGGAGATTCCTGTCTTCGTTAAGCAGGCTGAGCAGCGTATTTACAACAGCGTTCAGTTCCCATCGCTTCGCAAGAACATGACCGGTACGGTGTCCTCAACGACGCCTTATTTGTCTGCGCCAAACGATTACTTGGCCACGTATTCCTTGGCTGTGATTGACGCTGATGGCAACTACGAGTACTTGTTGAACAAGGACGTCAACTTCATTCGTCAGGCTTACCCAAGCGCAAGCGATACAGGGCTTCCAAAGTATTACGCTTTGTTTGGTGCACAGACCAACGCACCGAATGAGTTGTCTTTTATTCTTGGCCCAAAGCCAGACGCCAACTACACAGTTGAGTTGCATTTTTACTATTACCCTGAGTCCATTGTGACGGCTGAAGAAACATGGCTTGGTGATAACTTTGACTCTGTGCTGTTGTACGGGTCTTTGGTTGAGGCATACACATACATGAAGGGCGAGACCGACATGATGGGGCTGTACAATCAAAAGTACCAAGAGGCACTTGCACTTGCAAAACGTTTGGGCGATGGTATGGAGCGTCAAGACGCTTATCGTTCAGGCCAGTACAGACAGGCGGTAACTTGATATGGCTATCCAACAAACAGCAACCACGTCGTTTAAAGTTGAGCTGCTTCAGGCGGTTCACAACTTTGGACCTACATCCCCTAATACTTACAAAGTAGCGTTGTACACAGGCTCATCTAGTATTGGCCCCGGCACTACGGTTTATTCAACAACCAACGAAGTGGTTGGTACAGGCTACACTGCTGGTGGCAACACACTGACCATTAGTGTGTCTCCTACATCGGGTAATAACTCCAGCGCAGTGCCAACAGCATATATTTCGTTTGCCAATACGACTTGGACTAACGCATCGTTTACCTGCCGTGGCGCGTTAATTTACAACGTGACTCAGGGCAACAAGTCAGTGGCAGTGCTTGACTTTGGTTCAGACAAAACTGTGTCCAACGACACATTCCAAATTGCATTCCCAACGCCCGATGCAAACAACGCCATCGTGCGTATCTCATAAGGACACATCATGAGTATTGATTTTGGCAAAGCCT